TAAGGTTAAGGAGCAGCAGCAACTTATGACTCCTAACTGGTTGCCTATGTATATCAAGCCTCGACCCTGGACTAGCACCCTCGATGGAGGATATAGAAATAAAAAACTACCTCTAACTCTTATGAAAAGTAACTCTGAGTTAGTGGCTAGTAGGACTACAGGTAAAGAACAGTTCATAGTAGCTGCAAACTTACATCAGTCCGTGCCGTGGAAGGTCAATGCGTGGATGTATGACCAGGTGCAGCATGCTTACGACAGAAATATGGAGGTTGGCTGCTTACTGCCTAGAGATGGCTGGCCTGTAGAGCCTTACCCTAAACATTTACAGGAGGACGACCCAGGAATACAGAGATGGAGGTATAAAACAAGGTCAATACATGAGAAGAACGATAAGACCAGAGGAGCTAGGATAGCTCAAGCTAAAACACTATGGGTAGCTAAAAGATTTATAGAAGAAAGTGAGATATATTTTCCTATGAGCCTAGATTTTAGAGGCAGATACTACTACCGACCTCCTTACTTAAATCCGCAAGGTAATGATGTATCAAGGTCGCTATTATTATTTGCTAACGGTACAAAGATAGATACTAAAGAAGCAGAGAACTGGTTACGCATACATGGAGCTAACTTGTATGGATTAGGTAAGTCAGATTGGCAGACTAGGATAGATTGGACTAAGGAAAAGGTTAGATATATCTTAGATAGCGGTAACGACCCCTGGACTAACGCAGAATTTTGGATGCGAGCAGATAAACCGTGGTCATTCTTAGCATTTTGCCGTGCCTTCTATCTATACAGGACAAAACCAGATTACAAATGCAATTTACCTGTTATGCTGGACTGCACTTGCTCTGGAATACAGCACTATGCGTCACTTCTTAGGTCAAAAAGCATGGGTAAGCTGGTTAATCTTGAGAATGATGAGACACCGAGAGATATTTATACAGAAGTGATTAACAAAGTTAACAAGAAGCTGCGTCAAAGTGAAGATCATCGAGCAAAAAAGTGGTTGATGTTACAACCTGATAGGTCGCTAGCAAAACCCTGCGTTATGACCACACCTTATTCAGCTACTAACACAGCCTTTTACTACTTTGCTTACGATTGGGCTACAAAAAGAGCTAAAGATTTATTTGGTCATGGCAGTTGGACTACTAAAAAGGGATCAATGTCGACAATGCACTACATGGCACGGCTATTACACAAAGAAGCAACGTCATTAATAGAGCCAGCAGTACTAGCAATGAAATGGTTTAAGTCTGTAGGTCGAGCAGCTGGTAAGAGTAACACGGCTATAGAATGGACAACGCCCTCTGGTTTATTAGTGCATCAGGAATACAGCGATACAAGATTGACCAGGATAAGAATGAAATATTTATCAGATATATATTTAGATATACGAACACAAGTAGATGCACCTGGTTTAGATACCAAGAGAATGAGCTATGCTTTATCTGCAAATGTACTTCATAGTATGGACAGCAGCCACATGGCAGCTTCTACCGTGGATGCAATGAGTTACATACAAAATATAGGAGGCATACACGACTGCTTTACCACCACTCCAGCAGAAATGTCACAGCTAAGAGATTCAGTAAGAAAAACTTTTGCAGATATGTACGCACATGATTGGTTAACAGATATAAAGGTAGAGCTAACTTCAAAAATCCCAGGCACAAAGGGCATGCCTAGTGAGCCACAGCACGGAACACTTGACCCTACAATCACACGTTATTCAAACTATTTCATCACATGAAATCCGAAACTTTAATTACAAAAACACCTGTCTGTAAATTTCAGTACACATGGTTAGTCGAACCTGACACAAAGTACGATCCACTTTGGAAAGTTACTTGCTTGATTGATATGGATAAAGCTTTGCCTTTGGAGACAGAGCTAGAAGCTTTCCTGGATAAATGGAAGCAGCAACTTAAAGCAGCTAACCCCAACAAGAAATTTAAGCTGGCTAATAAACCGTGGAGCTATGAAAAAATAAACGATGGTGACGGAGAGAAAGATTACTTTGTAATTAAAACTAAAATGCCAACTGGAGGTATCAATAGAACTACTGGTGAGCAATGGCACATGACACCGCCTGTTTTATTTAACGCAGATAACAAAGTTATGACAGAAGATGAAAAGCAAAAAGTAAACAAGTGCGGTGCTGGTACATTAGGTCAAGTCAACATGAGGATCATGGGTTATGACGGCAACTTTGGTGTTGGTGTTAAGATCCAGCCACAGGCAGTAAAGATCCACAAGCACGTTGAATACATAAAGACAGCACAGGATTACGGCTTTGACGCAACAACAGAAACGCCAAAAGAAACAATCGAAGATACCTTCGGAGGTGAAGAAGAGTTCTAAATACAAAAGTAAGTTTGAAGCTGACTTTGCAGCTACACTTAAACAAAAGAAAATTGTATTTACTTACGAAACTCTTGAGATAAACTATGAAATTCCTTGCTGCTACAAGCCTGATTTTATCCTCAACAATTTTATTGTGGAAACAAAAGGGTACTTCTCACCAGAAGATCGCAGAAAGCACCTTATCATTGCGAAGGCTCGACCCGAATTAGATATTCGGTTCTGTTTTCAGAACAGTAAGACAAAGCTTACTAAAGCGAAAGGAAGTCTAACCTACGGCCAATGGTGCGATAGGCATGGCTTCCTTTACGCTGATAAAATTATCCCATCTGATTGGTATGACGACACAGGAAAAAATAAATCAAGCGAAAAAAAGAATTAAAGAACTCGAAGAATTAATTAATCATTGGAACAATGCCAAGCAAGTACATAAGCAAAGAGCCTTGCCCTGAGTGCAACTCAAAAGATAACGTAGCCGTTTATGACGATGGACATAAGCATTGCTTTGGATGTGGATGGCAATATCAACCACCAAAAGATAAACCGATTAAGTTTGAGAAACCATTTAAGATGAAGGTTACGCCCTTACTTCCGTTCATTACACCAAAGGCATTACCTAAACGTGGAATCAGTAAAGAGACTTGCGAACTATATGACTATGGATATGCAGAGTACAACAACCAGGTAGTACAGGTTGCAACTTATCACGACAAGATAGGTAAGCCAGTAGCACAGCACCTTAGATATAAAGATAAAAGGTTCGGATGGGTTGGTGATACTAGCAGCATGCAACTTTGGGGTCAAAAAATTTGGAGACAAAACCACGGAACTGAAACTAATATCTTTGCTGTAATTACAGAGGGCGAGGTCGATTGCCTTACTATTTCACAGATACAAGGCAACCGTTTTCCTGTAGTAAGTTTGCCAAATGGCTGTCAGTCAGCTAATAAGTACATAGCTGCAAACATGGAATGGCTATCGCAATTCAGTCGCATTGTCATTTGCTTCGACAGCGATGAACCTGGTTTCAATGCTGCCAAGAAAGCAGTTGAAATCTTACCTCCTGGCAAGGCAGCTATTTGTAGATTACCAAGAAAGGACGCTAACGAAATGCTCCTCGCAGGAGAAGGGGAACAACTTAAGGATTTACTATGGAAGGCGATCCCTGCTAGACCAGATGGCATACATAACGCCTATGACTTGTGGGAAGAACTGATAAAGAAAGATGAAACAGGAGTATGTAGCTATCCATATCCAGAGCTAAATAAAATGTGCCAGGGGTTTCGTAAACAGGCACTTGTAACTATCTGCGCAGGCACAGGTTCGGGTAAGAGCCTACTGTGTCGGGAAATGGCTTATCACTTTCTTAACAACGGGTTAAAGGTAGGGTGGATTGGCCTCGAAGAAAGCAGTAAAAGAAGCATGCAAGGCATACTATCTATTGCTCTTAACAAACCTCTGCACTTAAAACAGGATGACGTTGACCAAAAAGATTTACGCTGCGCTTTTGATTACCTTTTCGCAGGAGGTAGGTTCATGCTTCTGGAACACTTCGGCTCTTTAGATCCTGATAGATTAATAGACCAGATTATATACATGGCTACAGGCGAGAACTGTGACGTTATCTTCCTCGACCATATTAGTATTGTTGTCTCAGGATTAAGTGTTGGAGATGAAAGAAAACAGATAGATGTATGTGTAACCAAGCTTAGACAGGTGGTAGAAAAGACAGGCGTAGGTTTAGTTATGGTTAGCCACTTACGCAGGACTGACGGCAAGCCAGCAGAGGACGGAGGTGACATTAATTTAGCCAGCTTAAGAGGATCGCAAAGTATAGCCCAGTTAAGTGACTTGGTTATAAGTGGCATCAGGTCGCAAACTGACGAAGAAACTAGCAATGAATTACAACTAAAAGTGTTAAAGAACAGACATACAGGTTGCCTCGGCTTGGCAGATAAACTTGAATACTCAGAAACTACAGGAAGATTATCTGTAGCTGCAAAAGATTTTTTTGGAGAAAAATTATGACACTTTTGATAGATGCTGATTGGCTGATTTACTCTTCCTGTTGCGCTTGCGAGGTAGATTTTAGAGCAGATGATGGCACTCACTTGCTACATAGCACAGAGAAAGATGTCATGGATCTTATAGATACCAGAGTTAATCAATACAAGAAAGTTACTGACGATGATGGTGCAGTTGTAATGTGTTTCACAAACTATCCCACATTTAGGCATGGCATATACCAGGACTACAAAGCAAACAGGATAGGTAAGCGCAAACCTTTAGCTCTGCGTGA